AGGTCGTTGAAAACTCATATTAGATGTAATAAATGGCTGTATAACAAACGTGTCTGACTGACATTGCAGTTGTTGTAAACTATAAACATTTGTAAATTGCCTACTAGGAACGTTCTGAACTGCTGTGACGTTCACTCCCCCGCTCGAATTAGATATTGGATTATTTTGCATTGAAACGCCTTCGCTTAATGCTGGTAATTGTCCAGATAAAGTAATAATGAAAGCTGGTAATATTCTTTTCACTGTGTAAATATGCTTGTTGAGTTAGTGATACTTTCGGTGTCGATAGTGCGATCTATTATGACGTGTTCAGCTAATCCCGGCCCCATTAGACTCTCATTGTATTGTGTACCAGCTCCAGCAACAACTTGTTCATATTGTGGTTTAGTATTTAGATCAATAGATTTCCAAGTTGAAGATATTCCGTTTACTGTTTGAGTTTGAGTATTAACAGTTTGGGGCGTTAATGTACTGCCTATTACCTTGATGTTTGAGCCACTCTGATTAAAAGTGTACCCCGTATTAAAATGAAAACTTTCTATCCGTTCCACGGTGCGAGATTTAACCTCAGTAGTACTTTGAGTCTGACCTGACCCAAAATTGGGAATCACTGGGACGGCAAAGGTTTTAGCTGTATTAATTACATTTAAAAGAAAGAAAAATAATAAATATTTCATACATATCAATGAATATCGATAGTACTAGAAATACTTCCTGAAACTGTAGATCCTGAACCCCCGGGAGTTAGTGTTATAGCCCCTGCCTGAGTAAGACCGACCGCCGTTCCGTTCGAATTGCCCCCGCTGTAGCTGATAGTGTCCCCCAGAGTTAATAAAGTAGTCGTTGCCCCATGAGTTAGGCCTAACCCTGTTTGTGTTGGTACTACGTCACCCTGCAAAAATGACTGTGTTAGGGAAGTACTGGCCCCTGCTGCCGTTTGGCTGAAAGCTTGAGTACCTAAAGTGGCTGCAACTCCTGTATGGGTGCTATTGCTTGAAGCGGGTGCAACGAGGCCTGTAATGGTGCTTGCGGTTATCCCTTCAGAACTGAAAGAGTAACTAGAGCCGATTCGTTTGGCGTGAGAATAGCTACCAGCAACATCAGCACTAACAACGGTTTTTAATTCATGCTTGTATTGGGCCAAACAAGGACTAGCAGCCAGAAAGAAAGCAAAGGGGATTAGTAGTCGTTTCATGGTTTTAACTTGCCTGATTGTGGGTCTATCTCTCTACCAGAGATCGGGTCAATTTTCGGTTCAACTGGTACTAATTTAATTGGGGTTTCTACTCTAATTGTTTGATAATTACCTGATTGATTAGCTAATAAGGCTTGTATCTCTTTTTTGTTCATAGGCTTTTCATCTGGGTTAACTGAATATGTTCCATCACCTTTTTTCTTTGCGCTCTTCTCAAGTCCAAAACTTGCGAGGGAACTCGCCAGCAAACTCGCAGGGAAAGTTATATCTTGCTTTTCGCCACTTGTGAGACCGGGAATTTTTGGCAAATAATTTAAAGTTACTAATGCCCCAGACCAAAAAACGACTAAAAGCCGCACTGCAATGCTGACATATTCAAACTGTTCATCTCTATCAGGTATTTTGTCCTGAATTTTTTGCATTAGATTTTTCTTTTCTTCTTTCTTGTTCTCTGGCTTTTTTAATACTTGTTCAGTCATAGGCGTTTACTTGCTATTTACACGTATTAATATACTAAAGCTAATTGTTATCGCTAATGAGTCAACCCCACTTATCGGTTTGGGAGAACGCCGCCAGATCAGAACTAATGGAGAAATTATTTTTCCTTGACGGTAGAGACAAAAAGACGCACCCCAAACATGGGACATTTATAGGGCTATGGGAAGAGCTAGAAATAAGAAAAAAATGGAACCTATTGCTTGGTAACAGATGACAGAAATTTATGCCGCGTTAATTGGTGCAATGGTTAGCGCCCTCCTGATGGTCTTATCTAATAGATCCTCTAAACGCCAATCAGACATACGCGAAATCTTTCACAGACTAAACGCTATAGAAAAGGAACAAGCGCGGTTAGAGCCTCCTAGAAATAAGAATTGGCGTAATAGGTAGACACTAAAAAACCCCTAGCGTCCTCTACGAAACTAAGGGTTTAATAGCTCTCTAATCGCTTAAAATGCTAATACTTGCAAAAGGGGGGTAAACAACAAATTTATTCTACTTAAGATGCGACATTTCTTCATTGATATATCTACTCAAATAAATCGCCTTTGCATGATGAGCTGATATACCTGTAAGTTTCCTTAGCTCACGACAAGACATATACATCGCATTTTTACGCCAACTTTCAATTTTATTTGTCGGGGATCTATAAACAAAGCCTGAACCTAACCAATCTAAAAAGGGACGCATTAAATTTACTATGCTTGCGTATTACTAATATAGAGATACTTTTAGGTTGGGTCAGCGTTTGGAGTGTTCATCCCCATCACCCAGTGAGCAGAGCAGTGGTTGAGCTGGCCCACAATATTAACAGGCAAAAAAAAGACCCCTTTCGGGGCTAAGGCTATGAAGCTAGATCTTGAGTTCGTTTAGTCCAATCATACTCACCCCATCTTTTGTCTGTTTCGCTCATTCCCTTGTAAGGAATAACGTTTTTAGGCATGTGTTGAAGAATTGCAACCCATTCTTTTAAAACATCGGCTTTAGTTTGATTTTTATAGTCGTAATCTAAAACCCCTTTTTCTTTGAGAATTTTTCCGACTTTTTGATAAGTCTTTGGAAAGTGAGCTGCAACGCTTCTTAGTTCAAATCTAAATTCGTGATTGTGCCAGTAAGTCATTTTTGATCTAATCGGTGGGATCTCTCCCTTACCTTTTAATTATATACTGGGGTCTACCCCTACGTCTACATAGTAACAATTAATTAACAATATTAAGGCGCAGGCACAAGCATATGTTGAGCGTGCTCACTAGTGCGGCCATCTTCTTGCCACTTCACTGTTACGTAATAACTGGGAGTACCTTTTTTGTTGGTCTTTGTCCTCATTGAAATGACGGTTCCAATTTTTGAGTCAATTTTTAAAAAGACCCCGGTATTCCTTTTCTTGTTTACCTGATCGTGAATTTTATAGCGTGGGGTGGCTGGCATTGTTTGTTGTAAATAAAAGGGTAAAAAAAAGAGCCTTGCGGCCCTTAGTTCATTTTGAAAGCTCTTCTGACTTGTTCAAGTTTGTAGCTGTTGATCGCTTCTTGTGTTTTGATCTTGGCTTGACCGCTTACCTTGTCTAGTTGGCTTGTTAGCTCTTTGATTTGGCAAGCAATGTTGAAGTCAGAAAAGGTGTGAATTGGAAGGTTCATTTTGAATTGAATTGGTGGGAATCTCTCCCTTACTTCTTAAGAATAGCAAAGGGTTGACCCCTATGGAAGCATATTAACAAAATCGTAACAATTAAATGTCGGGGGATGGATCACGCCAATTACGCTCCCTATGTTTCCCTTACGGGTGTTGTATCACGTGCCGTTCTAAGACGTACCGATTTCAGGCTCCCCGACGTTGGTTAGGGGTAGGCCGTTTTAACCTCTGGCGCTAATTCAGAATGACAAAGTTTTTGAATCTCTAAAGTTGTTCTATATTCATCAACCAAAAGATTAATTATAGTTTGTTTTTCATCATTAGAACGCTCAAAAAAATCACAGTCATGTAAGTCATTTAATGCTCTTGCAATTGCCTTACTCGTTTCTATTTCTTCTTCTGTTAATTTCTTTGCAGCCGCCAACATGCCTTTCCACGCGGATAAAACTTGAATTTCACTTAGCATCTCAGGGTTATAACTAATTGCGCCATAGTTAACCACAAATTGCATTTTTGAATCTGATAATTTTTCCATTGATATAAAAGCGAAGGAATAAAAAACCCCCTATGAAGGGGGGCGGTTGTCAAAAGATAAAGGCGGCTGAAAGAGAAATCGCAAAGGCGTAAAACAAAAACATGGTTGCTTTTTCCTGATTGTTAACTCTTTTGTCTAATCCTTTAGCTGTCCTGAGTAATTCAGGCTTAAGCATCTTTGAAAGAACTTTTGTAGAAGTCATTTATTTAACCTCCATAAGCCAATCAAGCTTGTCGATCATTTCATTACAGCCTTGGCAACCAAGACCAGACCATGCGAAGTGATAAACAGTGCCTACATGGGAGCATTTTGGGCATTTAATCGTCTTACCGTTCTTGCCTGCTCTAGCAGAATTAGTAACTTTGACAAATGTCATTTAATAGGCCGTGTCTCCACGGGTCGAATTGACTCTTTTATTATAACCACAGGGGTAGACCCTTTAATACGTCTCGTTAGCAATTAGTAACACTTTCAACAAACACACATTAAAAATGCCCCTGATCGTGATCGCAGCTCTGATCTGAGGCGGTAGTGCAAGCTGACGCTTATCTTGTCCAGCGCGGAGGAGTCACGCCCGATATGTGACTTAAGGCCTAATAAATATATCAGGGGTAGACCCTATGTGCAAGCGTATTAAGGCTGACTACTTAGCGTGATCGATGCCCCCGGACTTTCACCTGTATCGCAATAGCGTTTACTACAAATAGCGTGAACAATTTGGCTATCATTTCTTGCTAATCCTGATTGCTCAATACTGTCAAAAACTGCCCTTAGATTTTTATCAACATCTGTTTTAGTCGTTTTATACTTTGGCGCTGCTGGCCTTAGTGTTCCGTTTCCTTTCGTCGAATAGTGAGATTTAGGACGCATAAAGCGAAATTCACAGCTAACAGAAAACGCCGCGTCTACATCCCAATCATTAGGTTTTTTGTTTATCAACTCGAACATAACTGAATCACGCCAAGCTTTTAATTGTTTGTCATTACTATGAATCACACCAAAGGCAGTACGTTTCAAACTCCCCTGCGCGACAGGTACACCAACAACATCAACGCTAATTATTTTCATTCTTCCTCCATTCCGTAATTAACTTTTGAAGCTCGGAAATCCTACGCTCGGCGGCTTCTATCTTTTCTTTATTTGTCACTTGTGATCCTCCAATAACTCTTAGTTGCAAGTTTCACCGCCTTGTTATCTAAAATTTCTAGTTCTTTTTTCTGATCAATTTCTGTTTTATATTCTTCCTCTTGTTTCGTTAATTCTTCTGAGAATTGATATTTTTGGGTAGTTTGTAGCCTATTAGCTGTAACCCCATGAGATTTAAAAATCCCTTTAATGCGTCCATCCTTTCTATGTTCTTCTAGTTCATCTTTAAGAACAGATTCGGCAATAGTTAATGTTCTGATCTCTTGTTTAACCTTTACTATTTCAGCAAGGATACGATCAGGGCTGTTAAGTACTTCGCTACTGAATTGCATCATCGTAATCAACGTCAGGGTATTTAGTTAGGTTGTTTTGCTCGTTGTTTTGCTCGTTTTCAAGGTGGTAATTGTATTCAGCCACGTATCGAGCGTTTTCTAAAATTTGATCGTCATCAAATGCCTTTAACCATTCTTGAGTTTTTTTTTCCTCATCCTCTGGTGTCCAATCATCAATGTCTTTCACGGCTTCTGACCTTATGAAATGAATTGGTTCCTTAATCATAGGCCTGCGTATGCATAGCGTTATAAATCGCAGAATTTGTTTGATCAAGAGAATCATTAAGGCTAGAGGTAAGAGAATTAACGCCGAAAAGAATAGGCGCAGAGATCGCCAAAAGGAAGATGGCTTTTGTAAGTTCGTACATTTTTTGTTTGTCATTAGTTAAATAGTGGCATGGGTTGACCCTTTATGCAAGCCTACGTAGAAGAAGTAAGACGAGAAAATAAAACTTCTGCTGATCGACCTGACTTTGTAGCTCTTTTTATCTTTTTATTTAATTTGAACATCGGGCTAATCTTTCCCATCTTTACAAGCTCATTACAGCGCCCGCAAATCGTGGCAGTTGGGATTTCAAGTTCAACTGATAGTTCATCCCTTGTCATTCCATTACTTGATTTATTTATGGCATTTAATACCAATTCTTGTAATGGGCCGATATGCTCTTGAATTTCAATAGCTGCCTCAATAGAAGTTTCTGTTCTGTTATGTGGGGCAGTTTGATCGAATAAGGAAATTTGGTTCATTTTAAAAAGCGTGTAATTTTCTTTGGTTTTCAATAAAGACGCGACGTGCTAACTGGTAATCACCTCGGCAACGTTCAACATCTGGATACGTTTTATAAATCACTTGCCTTTGAGTCGAATAAACGATCATCGCTTTATCTATCGAAATTTGAGGATGATTGATATACAAAAGATCGATATAACCGCCTAACTGTTTCGTATGTGATCCAGAAGGCTTAGACCATTTTTGTTTTTTCTCGTCAAACTTTTCTTCAAATGTTTTTAGGTCAATTAAAATAACTTCTTCTGTTTCGTTGTTATAAAACAGGCCGTCCAATTTACCGGCTATCCAAAACTTACGATCTACCAATTCATGCTCTAAAGCCATTGGGGTTAATTGCCGCCATAGTGGATCTTCACATAAAATCCCGACCCATTCTCCCCATTCACCAGCGTTGCCTGGATGTCCTGTTTCTAAAAAACGATTCCAGCAAAGGTGTATATCGTCGCCACGTTGCATTGCTGCTGTTTTGCCCTCCCATGTGGATTCACCACGGCAAATCGTTGACACTGACCAAGGAACTATCCGCTTGTTCTTCAGGCAGTAATACCTGTGGTCGGATTCCCTCATTTTGAGGTGCTTGTCTGGGGGTAGTCGCAAAGTCTCGTTCTTCTGTAACTTTGATTTCGTGAATAGGTTCATCAGGATGTTCTCTTAATAAATTTCTGTGAGGTTTCATAAAAAAAGCGGTTCCGTGATCACCAACAGGAACATTCCTTAGGCTCTGTTTTCTCCAATAAGCAGAATCAGGACTTTCTTGATCTAGCGTTTCTAAATCCCAATACCCCTTAGCTATGCCATCGCGTAGGGTTTTGATGGTGGATGAAATATCAAAGGCTTGTTCCATTTAAAAGCGATTGCATAACGGGGTTAGTTGTTGGTGCTTGATCGCCATAAAAATCAGAAGCTTTATAAACGATTCGACTAGGATGCAAGTTTTCATCTTCCTTAGTCTGCTTATGGTTAGCAACAGGAAGCCCAAGTTTTTCATATTTATTCATTGTTATTGATTGGAACCCTTCAGCCGTTGCAAGTTCTAATTGATCTAAAACAACTTGTTCACCGTATTTTTCTTTAATTGCGTTGAGTTGAGCGAATAGAAAGTTAGCGGCGTTTTCAGTTTTATTCTTTTTCTTAACTTCCCAAAACTCTAAAATCCTTTGCTTACACCAATCAAGATCAGCAGGAACATTAATTTCATACCTTGTTTTCTTAGCTTTTTTATTAGTTAGTTCTTTCCTTAAGTCTTCTTCATAAGGTCTTGCTAAGTCGCAATCCCTTAAACCTTGAACGTCTTGTTTAGTTTCAAGCTCTTGTTCTAAAAGGTTTTTATTATCTTGAAGTAAATGTAATGACTTTATCGTTAAATCGTCAATACCAGCGTTTAGGCCTTGAACGACTAAATAGTTTAAGAACGTAGTGGTAGACAAGTAAAAAGGTTTGCTCGTTTCCACTTGTTGCATAATGTCTGGGTGCAACTCCCACGCTTTTGCCATGGTTATACAGGGGTTAGATAGGTGTCAAACAGTGGTTGACTTACAGATGATGCGGTGCTTTGTCGGGTCTGTCAATACGCAAGCGTAGTAAATATTTTAACAATATGTAACGTTAATGTTATAATTGATGTGACCCATAGCGGAGGCGAAGCCGATGCATAATGAGGCCGAATACGTCAAGCTAACCAAAGAAGATTTTAGGGCTTGCCAAACAGATATATTCGAGGTAGCTGCTGAGATTTACGAGGAGAATATTTTGCTACGCAGAAGAATTAAAGAGCTAACTAATACGCATAGATAACCTGTAAACATTGTCAGCGACTAGGTTATATATAAGTTCTACTTAAGTGTTTTCCCCCTTGCATTTAGGGTTGACCCCTTATATATTTATCCCATACGTTTCTCTATTAACCTTTTTTGATGCCTACGCATACGCCTCAAAGATCAGAACAATTGCAACAAGGGTTACAGAACTTTGCATTATTTATTCGTAGGGGCAGAGAATTAAATGGGTTATCTCAGCAAAATCTGCATGTATTTTTTAAGATCCTACTTGTCAATATTTATAATTCGCAACTATCACACATGGAGCAAGGGAAATTAATTTTATTTCCTCC